TGGGTTGTTGAGGCGGGTCGGGATCGCCTGCTCGAACGTCTCGATCGTGGTGGTGCGCTCCGCCTCCGACGCGGCCGAGGCCACCGAGTGCGGGTCGTCGATGATCACGCGGTCGCCACGAGCACCCGTCATGCCTGACATGGCCACCGCCTGCCGAAACCCCGTTGCCGTGGTCTCGTACTTGATCTTCTCGTTCTGGTCGCCAGTGATCGTGACCCGATCGCCCCACCGCTCTTGATACCATGGAGACGACACCAGCCGTCGCATCTTGGTGCTGTCGCGGATGGCGAGCGGCATGGCGTGCGAGGCGCACACGTACCGCATATAGGGCATATTTTTTGGCCCCCATTCCCAAGAGGGCCATAGGACGTTGACCAGCAGGGACTTCATTGCGCCCGGCGGGACGTTGATCAGCAGACGATTGTAGTACCGTTTGTCGTCGATCATCTGCTCGTCGGTGATGGCCTCGAGGTGCTCGCAAATGGCATCGATGTGCCAATTGTGCAGGTAACGCTGACCGGGCTCGATGACGTGCCATGCCTGCTTGATGAAGTCGACTAGCTTCATCTCGCACAGGCGCTTGGCCGCGTTAAACTCGTTCACCTCGACGTTGAGTTGCTGGCCATCGACGGGGATGACAGTCATATAAGATCTTCTACAACTTTAAGCTTAAGGATCGGCTTGAGCAGCCCAAGGATCTCCCAAAACGTGTCGCGGTATTCATCAAGGCGATCTTCCATCTCATTAAGATCTTTTAATAGATCTTCTTTGGTGTTGTTTAAAACGGGTTCGACCACCATCTCGGCGACGTATATCCAACGATCCCGCTCTTTAGGGTCTAAGAAAAGCCAATCTGGCTTGTCGTTATCTCGATCGCCAAGCGCCTCGCAATAATCGGTATACATAATCTCGGCTAAGTCTTTGTCATCCATCATTTTTTGTATCCCCTCTTTACCTTGCCAAAGATCTTACCATCGAATGAACGGTCTTTAAAGTTGTACCCGCCTTCCATGGTATCCATGCGGTCTGGCGTAATAATGGCTTCCAATCCGCCAAGAATGATGCTTGCGTCGGCTGCAGCCCTACTAGCGGGATCTTGCTTGCGAAGCTCGACCATCAGCGTCTCGATCGTGCTCTGGCAGACCTTCATGCTGCCGATAGCGGCGTTGTAGTCCCGCTTTGGCACCATATCGAGCATTTTGACCCATGCATCCATGGTTTTATCTTTTTGCTCGGCCAGCTCTTGGTTCAGCCGATCTATCTCCCGCGACAATTGCGTTAACATCATCATCTTTCTCCTTATCCCAGCTAAATTTAGGAAGCGTTACAGGCGGGCGCTCCCTCGCCATATCCAACAATTTAATCTTGTGAAGCGCCTTCATCCTCGCTTTCATCAAACTCGTCATAGTCGATGTAGTCTTCTTCGTCGTCATTTGTGCCTCCTGCGGCAATTTGAAGCGCCTGCCTAAAAGCGACAAGCTGGTCGTAATCGAGCGCCTCAACGTCGATGACCTTGCCTTCGACCTGCACATTGGCCTTCACATCGACGTCGATCTTGTCCCCATAACGGAAGCGCTGCAAGCGGATGGCATTCCATCGGCGATCGTTGACGATTTCCTTGCGAGCTTCCCAATCGACCTTTGCCCAATCGCCTTCGCCGCGCAGGATCGCCTCGTTTTCCTCGATTTTTGGCTCGACAGCAAATTCCCTTGCGCGCGCATATTGCGAGAGAAACGCGGGATCTCGCCTCAATTCTTCATTCACGGTTCGAGCTGTAATACCAAAACCCTTATCTTTAACGATATGAACAACAGATCTTCCTGCTGCGATTTGCTGCACCAAATAATCTTTATTAGCCTGCGTCATTTTGCGAGGCGGTCCTTTTTTAGCCATCTAAATTCTCCATGCCCTAACCAATAATACCTTTCTGACAAAAAAATGCTAGTGCTATTAATTATTGACATTATATATCATAGACATATTATATATTTACCAACTAACTAAAGGAGAATGGTATGACTAATTATACATTTGATGCAGAGTTTCCAGAGGATGGGAATACAAGGATTGATTGGCCATTTAAAGAAATGCTGATTGGTCAGACCGTAAAGTTGACAGATCCAATTATGGTTTCCAAAGGGCAACAATACGCTCACACTTTTGGGAACGAGAAAAAAAGAAAATTCAAAACTAAGAAAAAGGACGGCGCTTTATTCGTAATGCGCCTATTATGATACTCATGTTTCTCTATTGAGTATTATATTATACATTATATTTTATATTAAAAATAACCTGTCGGAGAAATCTGGCGGGTTTTTACTGATAGGATAATACAGGATAAACAGCCTTACTAAGTATTGTGTTTCCTTTAACCCCTTGAAATCTCTATATAAAATAATAATAAATAATATATAATAATAATATATTAAGACTAGTTGAGTGAAAAACATGAAAAACCCCCTTAAGAGTATACTAATATCTCTCGTTTTATCCCCTAATCCCTCTTAAGAGAGGTAGTATTTTAAAGAGGGTATATCTCTAAGTAACCATTATGTAAAATCCTTGCCCAAAAAATGGCATATAACCCATTGATAATAAAAAGAATTTTAAGTTATTTTTGGTGTATTATGTATTGTTTATCCTGTATTATCCATTAAAAAAGAGGCCACCCTTTCGGATGACCCCTCTAGCTGCAGGGGAACCTTCCTGCGTAAGGGTATTCCTTATAACACATGCCCCGCGTTCATTGCCCCACCTAGCGCGTACAGCGCGTCCATCCTGACCCTGTTGCCCTCCTTGAGCCTACCATCGTAGCAGAAGGCGAACTGGCGGCCTCTCTCGTACTGCCAGACCTCTGCATAGGAGAACTTGTCCGAAGCCAGTGGCAGGCCTTTCTTGGCCTCCTCGTAGCCCTTCCTGAAAGCGGCGCAGCTAATGATGCTGCGAAGGGTAACGGTGCGTGTCTTTGCGTTTGCCATGGTTATACCTCCCCTGTAAGAATTGACTTCCTGATGTCCACTATGGACGACCAGATCTGGCTTGGCTCAATCTTCTTCCACAAAAGACTAGCCATAGCCTGCTGGTTTGGCTTGGTAATGTGATAAACCGTTTCAACTGGAAGATGGATGGACCGCTCCTTGTCAAATAAACCATCCTTTTTCAAATTATATGACCGGATAAATCCATTTCTAACCTCACCAACTGTAGCCAGCTCGAACCCTCGTTCGGATTCAATGACGCAAATCTGGTGGCGTTTTGGGGCATCGTTTGCCATTATTGATACCCCTGTTCTAATAGAAATGCGTCGTATTCGGCCTGCACTTGGGCCAGCTCGGCCTCGATAGCCAGCTTGGCATCGACAGCCTTGGCGAAGGCTTTCTGTGTCACCTTGAGTTCGTTACGGACGTACAACATCCCCTGCATAAACCCGTGGTCCCAAACAGCACGGTACTCGCTATATTTGCCATATGGGTTGTCGGTGGGCATGCCGCCCGTGCGGGCGTGGTACTCAGCTTCTGCGCGTATGGTATTTAACATCTGGGATCTCCTATCTAGCGGAGCACCGCGCCCCGACAAGAATCACATTACATGATCCAAATTAGATTGCAAACACTTTTTTATACGCTTTCCTATCCACGCCATAACTGGCACGGCCATGCTATTGCCAAGGGCTTTGTATCGAGGCCCATCGGCGGGCTTTCCCGGCAACAAGGTATAATCATCTGGAAAACCTTGCAGACGTTCGCATTCCCTCGGTGTGAGGCGGCGCACGGCCATTGATTGCATAACCACAGGCTCATGCCCATGAGTTTCATGGCGCAGTGTTCCTGTCATGTCATGCTCAATGTTCATCACACTACCGCCTTGATCCATTAGACATATGGGTTGCGCTACAGATTGCGCCACTCCACGCGAATCCATTGTATATGCCGACCCATCCATTAAGTATTCTTTACCCTGCGGCCCCGCATTCGCCGACCGACCAATGACATGCGGATGGATGGCAATCGGTTGCGCCACCGCATGACTATGACCCTTTGTAATGGTAAACATTGGATCGCCAGCCTCACCATACCCTCTCCCAATACGGTTTGCTCTTCTTTTATCAGATGGCCTTTCTATAATGTTCATCGTGTCAAGCGGAATAGGCTGTGCCACAAGATCAGTCGCCGCCTTGTAGTCCCGCGCACTCATCGTCGATGCGATGTCGTCTGTCCCGTATTCGTCGCTGCGTTGCCGGTCAAAGCAAGCCGCAACGTACCACCCATCCTCTTGGAAC